AGTTTGTGTGCAATCGCACCCGTGTTGTCTGTCAGATGCAACTCAAACCCTGTACCTGTGCGCACAAAGTAGATCGAGTCGGGGTAGAGCTGCTCAGGCAGCGCCCCAATCTCTTTGTACACACGTAAAGGGTTAGTTAACATGCTTTTGATTACCAGTTAGTCGTTGTCCAGCCGGTGGCAACCAGCGAGCCGTTGTATGTCATGTTGCCGCCAACGTCCTCACCGATTTTGTTGAGCTGGGTCAGATTGGCATGGGTGTGACGCTTGGTCACAGCGTCATCGATGTCAGCGACTGCGCTGGTGGGCTTGCCCGTGATGTTGGCCCAGGCCAACACAACATCCATTGACTCAGCTTCGCTGGACTTCACCCAAGACGTGGTGGTTGGGTTGTACAGGTACGTAGCACCACCTGCGGTCACTGTGGCATCGCCGGTCGCGTCAATGACGTACACCCACTTAGGAGCGGTCAAAGGCAACAAGGCGTTACGAGCGGTGATGTCAGCAACGATGGTCAGGTCATTGGCGGAACCAATGGCGGATGTAATCCAGCCATCGATCTCGCTCTTTGTGGGTGTGTGGCGGGCGGCAGTGCCTGCACTGTTCACGACGTAGATTTCTACGTAGTTTGCTGCTGACCCTGTTGGGGCTACAAAGTAGATTGAATCGGGAACCAGAGTACCCGGAAGTGCGGTTTCGCGGAAAAATTGAACAGTTGCCATAGTTTGTTACCAGTTGGTGGATGCCCATGCGGGTGGTGGAACGAATAAGCCGCCATCGGCACCTAACGTCAAGGCGTTGCCTGCGACTGTGCTGAGAGGGGTGGTGTTGGGTGGCCCTGCGGGGCCGGGTGGCCCTTGGATTCCGGGCGGGCCTTGCACACCCAAGGTAATCAACTGCTTTGCCACACCGAACACATCGGTGTCAGCTTCAGTTATGAATACCGTGCCGCCATTGTCAAGGGTGTAAATGTAGTCAGGCACGTGTCACGCTCCGCTCAATAGAAACCACACCCTTGAACAATCTCCACACTGCGCCCGAAGGCCAGTACAGAAAAAGGTCGTAAACACCACTCCGCACGGTCAGGGTAAGAGTGTCTGCTGGTTCAAAATTGATTGTTACAGTCCCGGCAACACCACCAAGTACGATGCGTGAATTGGTTGTTGACAGACTAATCAAGGGTGTGGGTTCAGAATCTGTGATTCTGACTTGCAGTGCGGCTGTGCAGCCTGTGAGGTCAACAGGAGTCACCCGATCTGGCCCGAACATGGTGAACCCAAAGGTGTACGAGACACCTTGTTCGAGGTTTAAGGGTTTGTTGACTGCGGCCATCTGAGCATTCTACGATGGTGCTCAGGGTTTGAAGTGACAATTTGAGGGGTATCTCTTCTTACTTCAGCAGGTCGATAAGATCGAGGAACTTGTGACTGTACCAGTGTGGTTGTGTTTCTCGTGGGTTGCCCGGATTGGTGACGTTCTTGCCGTAGTCAAGGCCCTTACCTACCACTGCCTTGAACGTCTTGAAGCCGGTGGGTGAACTGGTGGAAGGCCGCGTCATGTCCGCCAGCATGCCGATTTCAACCAGCTTGGTATTGAATTTGACGGTTGACATCTTGATGTCGTGCTTCTTCAACAGGGTGGATGCTGAGGCGGTTGGTTCGGATGAACCTGTTGTTGAACTGGTGGGTGCATCGATGGCGTATTGAGGAAGAATAGCGAGTGTGGCTGTCTGGTCATACTTGATGGCGATGTTTCGAACACCACCAAGATGGCCACTGGGTGCGATGTTCAAGCTCTTGACTACTGCTTCCAAAAACCGCAACTCAGCGGTAGCTGCATCACCACTGAGTACATTTGCAGGTTGCGCCACGACTGCTTCCAATGCTTGCCAGCGGTCGATGATCTTTGCTCGCAGGTCAGAACTGTACCCAGAGGCTACTAGCATTGTGTCTCTGAAACCCAGTGAAAATTCTGGGTACTGCTGCCCGTTCTGAGGGTGGGTGTAACGGGTCTCGTTTGCAGAAACGAGACCCTCAACCACCAGTCGTCGGATTGTTTTCAAAACACTGTCGTGTGGTGATCCAACCAACGCCGCAATCTCGCGGGAAGACATGGTGGTTTTAAAAACAGAGGGGGAATTTGTCATGATTGACGCTTTCTAAGGACATACGCAGATGGAAGTGTTGGCAGGGCGGTGCGTCAGCCGCCTTTTCGGGGATCAACCTAGCCAACACTGGAACTGTAACACAAAAGCCACCTGAAGGTGGCTTTTCTTTACTTCAGCAGGTCGATCAGGTCGAGGAACTTGTGGCTGTACCAGTGTGGTTGTGTTTCTCGAGGGTTGCCCGGATTAGTGACGTTCTTGCCGTAGTCAAGGCCCTTACCTACCACTGCCTTGAACGTCTTGAAGCCGGTGGGTGAACTGGTGGAAGGCCGCGTCATGTCCGCCAGCAAACCGATTTCAACCAGCTTGGTGTTGAATTTGACGGTTGACATCTTGATGTCATGCTTCTTCAACAGGGTGGACGCTGAGGCGGTTGGTTCGGATGAACCTGTTGTTGAACTGGTGGGTGCATCGATGGCGTATTGAGGCAAGGCTTTTGAAATGCGCTCATAGCCGTGTACGTTTAATGTGCTGTGGACTAACCCCAAGTGACTGGAGTTGCACAAGTTCAGAGAGTTTTTCAAGGTATCCAGCATGCGCAACTCCGCAGCCGCAATGTCACCAATGAGCGCTTGAACAGGCTGCACTGGTTGCGCCACGACTGCTTCCAACTCTTGCCAGCGGTCAATCACGCGAGCGGTGAACTCAGGGCATAGCTGGGCCACGACAATCAAACTGTCACGCTTGCACAGGTGGTAAACGCTGATTGTCTTCGGGCCTGGGCCTGCGTTTGACACTTCAGCCAATGGCGGGAGTGTAATCACCGGTGTTTTTGGGTTGCCCTTACTGTCAACAGTGGCGGCAAGGCGCTCAATTGAGCGGCGCACATCAGCATGATTGGATTCGACCAGCTCCGCAATCTCGCGGGAAGACATGGTGGTTTGAAAAACAGATGGGGAATTTGTCATGATTGACGCTTTCTAAGGACATACGCAGATGGAAGTGTTGGCAGGGCGGTGCGTCAGCCGCCTTTTCGGTAGCGAACCTAGCCAACACTTCTATTATACAGCTTATTTCTGAGTCTTAGGTTCTTTTGGTGCATCAGATGTCAAGGTCTGGCTCATTGCTGAGGTGTTCGACGAAGGATTCGTCACAGTGCCAGAACCTGTTTGTCGGAACATCGTTCCAGACAAAGGCTTGTATGTCGGTGGTGGTAAGTTCCCCGTCAGCAGCACACAAGCCTCTTCATCCGCCAGCATCCCCAACGACAACAAATCAAGCACCCTTGACTGGTGCATGGACTTAAACGCTTCCAATTCCGAATCCGGTCGCAAGTCAATCTGCGCATACTTGAACTCAACGTAAGCATCCTGCCCCATGACCCTCACTGCCACGGTCAGCGCCCGAGAGTAAAACTCATTGAGCTTCACACGCAGCAAATTCGCATGCTTCACGTACAACATCGCTTCCGTGGACGAAGCATTGCTATTCCCGCCATGCCCTAATACCACCGGCAACGTCTTTGCACCGGAAGCCAGCTTGCTGTTCAAAACCTTCTGCATGCGTTCAATGATGCCTGACGGATCATGCCCACCGTCCACATAGCTGTACTCGATGTAATCAAAACCAACCAAGGCATCTTCCGGTGCTGCACCATTCAACGTCAACTCAATTTGAGCGATGATTTCTTCCTTGTACGCAGCGAACTTATCAGGGTCAGCCAAAATTTCTGGCGGTGTAAACGCCTTCACCTTTGCTGAATCCACTGCTGCGGTAAACCTTGGTAACACCGCACGCTTCAACGCCCGTCGCATGTCATTGTTGAAGTCCAAATCCGCCATCAATGGCTGAATAGCCGACTCGAAGTAAGACGTGGCGTAAGCCTCATCCAACAACTGGTCAACAGGCACATAGACGAAGGTTGGAATGTCCAAATCCACCTCAACCCCGCCAATTTCCTGCACAAACCGAGTCGCATTGTCCTCTTCGTACATCTTCAGGGTCGTCACAGCAATCGGATTCAAACTCGCAGGAACCCTTGCTTTATCAAGTGCCACTTCACCCGCCATCGCCCCATACAAAAGGGCTTCCATAGCAAGGCTCTCAGACAGCGTTTGTAGGCTCATTTGAGCACCGTATGAGCCATCCACAGCCCCTAGGTACGTCAAACGCCTGAGAAGCTCATGAGCCAAAGACGTAGCTTCTGGATTAATCACCCCATCCATGTCCCTCGCCACCACTGTGAACTGCTCAGGTATGCCGGTACGCAACAAAGAGTTCAAAGCACTGGACAAATCAGGACTTGACTTCGCCAACGCCTTCATGACCAACGCTGTACTGGCCTTGTCTCTGACATCCAACAAACGATCTGTTGAAGCCAACTGTCTGTCAGGCGCTCGCAACTTCGACGTACTCACCTCTAAGGCTTTCCTGTAACCCGGAAAAGACACAGGCTTGTTAGGAGCCTTAGGTAAAGGAACCGTTGGCAGACTGGCGGCAAGCCACTTTTGTATTGATTCAAACATAGTTTGTCAGTGTAGAGGAAAAGAACTAGAATACCACCATGAGAAACCACCCAGACTTCACAGGGGAAGCCTTCAGTGTGCCCCCAGCAGCTCGACAGCAGTTCACACTGTATGAAAGTACAGACCAACTCGACCTAAAGCGGGAACTCGCCCTAGTTTACTCCAATGCCCAAGCTCTGTTTGACAGCATCGCCAGTGACTATGCAACCCCTGCCAACCAAAAGGCTCAGACACTTTCCACAATCCTCAACATTTTGAAAGAAGTCTTGAAGGACAAAGAAACCCTCTACAACGTCACAGAAGTGGCTGAAATAGAAACAGCCCTCGGAAAAACGCTTCAGGAATTCCCTGACATACGTGACTCATTCATGCAAGTGTACAAAGGCCACCTGAACTTATGAAAAAAGACCACTTCACAGGCTTGACAGAACTAGCCAACTCCGTCTTTAACCTGCACAATCTGGCAAATTTCGCTCAAAAATACATAGTCTTGGAAGGAAAGCACATCGTCATGACAGGCGATTACGGATTCCAAGCCGACATTTTGAACGACACCTCTCGCGTTAACAACACCGTCAAGCCCGCTCAAATCGGACTCACCACCTCAACCATCGCATACTTCCTGTCAGGACTGGCAACCCAGCCCCGCTTCAACACCATCTATGCACTCCCCACCGCCAATGACGCGGCCAAACTCACCACCACCAAGGTCAACCCACTCATCTACGACTCACCAAGGTTGAAGTCCTTGTTGAACATCAACGTCGATTCCATCGAACTCAAACAAATCGGCAAAAACTTCCTGTTCACCCGAGGTTGTAGGTCAGAAACAGCAGCTCTCTCCATTAGTGCTGATGTTCTCGTGGTGGACGAAGTAGATCGCTGCGACCCTGACGTACTCAAACAATTCCGATCCCGTCTTCAAGCCTCACCGCTGAAAATCATCCGGCAATTCAGCACACCCACCATCCCCGGAGTTGGAATCAGCAGAGAAGCCAAGACCTCAAAACGCTACAGGCACATGGGATGCTGCTCCAAATGTGGCTACCGCTGGCTCCCATCCTACGACCTCGACATGGTAGTCCCCGGATGGAGCAACCCTTTGTCCGACATCAACAAGTTCAACCTCAAAGACATCCGGTGGCAAGAAGCCCACTGGCTCTGCCCCAGTTGCAAGCGTGATCCGGTATTCCAGCCAGACCTGCTTGAATGGGTCGTAGAGAACCCCAACGACAACTACGAAGCCCACACCTACTACATCACCCCAGTGACCGCCTGCAAGGTTCTGGTGCCCAGCTACGTGGTCAGAACCAGCACCGAGTTCAACAGCGAAGCCGAATGGCGAAATCAAGTGCTGGGGGAAGCCTCTGAAAACGAAGAATCCCAAATCGTTGTCACCGACCTTGAAAAAGCCAAGCAAACAGGTGACTTCACCGCGACCGACACGCCCCACTACTTCGGGGCGGACATCGGACAACTGTGCCACATCGTCATATCAAGGTTTCACTCTGGTGTCTTCCTCGCAGTCCACAGGGAAACCTGCCCTCTGTCCCAATTTCTAGAAACCCGAAACAGACTTATCAAGGAACACAGGTGCATCACCTCAGTGCAAGATGCTCAACCGGAAACGGCGCTCATCACAGGCATAACGGACTACGACCCCAATGCCTATGGTTGCATCTTCGTCAGCACCAAGACCCCAGAGATGTACACGGTCGTGCAAAAGGTAGAAACACCAGAAGAAGGCAAACTCAACCTCAGGCTCGTCAAAGCCAACAAAACCGCAGCTTTTGACAAGCTGTTGACCTTTATCAAGGCTGGGAATTTCGTCTTTAAGTCAGCGAGTGACGATGGCAAGTTCATCTCCCACGTACTGAGCATGAAGCGAACGCTGGTGCATAAAGACGGCTACGAGCCAGCGTACACATGGCAAAAGACTGATGGAGAGGATCACTATATGCACGCGCTCTTGTACAGTTTTCTCGCTTGTACGTTGCGTGGGACTGCGAATGAGGTCATACGCAGTGGCAACACCTCGTTGGTGCGCAGCATGAAGGTGCGAGTATGAAACTGATGCTTGGGGTTGGATTGGCTTGTGCGCTGGCTGCTTGGCAAGTGCAAGAGTGGCGCTACGGAAGCAAGATAGCTGAGGCCCGGATTCAAGGCTTTGAGTCTGGATACGTGCAAGTGGTGGAGAACCAGACCGTTGTGGTTGGTTCCCACGTTCGTTACGTTGAGAAAGTGAGGGTTGAGTATGAAGTGGTGGAAAAAGAAGTTGAGCGGCTGGTTGAGCGGCCTGTGTATGGCAATCAGTGTTTGGATGATGACGGGTTGCGCGTCATCTCCTCAGCGATTCAAGCCGCCACCTGCGTCTCCGGTGCTGACACAGCCTTGTCAAGCTCTTGTACCCCCAGCGGGGACTGAGGGTAAAGACATGTTGACTTGGGCGGTTGAGGTGATACGGCTTTACGGCCTGTGTCAGCACCGTCACTCAAGCCTTGTCGTCCTTCTGCGAGGCCGCGATCAAGCTCTTGACGACCCGGCGCATGGTTCGCTCGGAGACTGAAGCGACATCGGCGGCATGGGCGAAAGACACCTGACCGTCGATTACTTTTTTACCCCACAGCTCTCGGAACTCCTTGCGCATGACCCGCTTCTTCTTCAAGGCTTGGGCTATTTCTTTTCGGACGGGTTCTATTTTTGTAGGGAACAGTTTTGAGACGTATGTTTCATGGACTTTCAGCTCTTCTGCGATCTGGCGTGTGGTTTTTGTCCTGTTGTACATGTCCAGTTTCTGTTGCTCACTGATTATGGAGCACAGGTTACGGGGGCGGGATGGATTGGCTTTCGGCCAGTGGTCTGGGTAGGGTTTCATGAGGGTAATTGTATATGTTTTTCTATGGTTTGTGTGGTGCTGAGTGAAAGTTTTGGGGATGTCTGTGATGAAAGTTTTGGGGATGTCTGGGGTGAAAGTTTTGTGGATGTCTGTTACAAAAGTTTTGAAGAAAAATTTATATGGCGAAGTGACCTGGGGGGCGGCCTCGTCGCGTTGCAAGAAAAAAGGCTATACGTCAATTAGCATAAAACATAAACCCTTGTCAACCCTAGGGTTATTATTGCGACTTGTGACGCGATTCAATACCCTTGTCAACCCTAGGGTTATTATTGCGACTTGTGACGCGATTCAATACCCATGTCAAATGTAGGGTTATTAGCATAGGTCGTGCGTCACATCGTCACATCGTCACAGCGTCACAGCGTCACAGCGTCACAGCGTCACAGCGTCACAGCGTCACAGCGTCACAGCGTCACAGCGTCACAGCGTCACAGCGTCACAGCGTCACAGCGTCACAGCGTCACAGCGTCACAGCGTCACATCGTCACATCGTCACATCGTCACATCGTCATGTTGCACAGCCTATAAAATACTTTTTAAAATACTTTGCACAAGCCCATTCTTATGATATAGTGTTGACTCTTGTGTTAGTTAACTTAACCTTAGGAGTCTGAAATGACATTTGAATCGATTGAGGCTATCGCACTTGCACGTAAAGCGTGCCCACGTCCTGCTACAATTGTGGCGGCTGTACTTCATAAAGATGAAGCAGCGAAAAAAGAACTGATTAGCCATGCACTAATCAGTTCTCTTGCCTCACTAGCACTTCATAATGACCCACGTCCTGCACGCGATGTAATTTCTTCGCTTGACTGCGGTAAGCAGTCAAAAGCAGTTAAATCCATTGTCGCATCATTTACCGCAGCTGTGCGTGATGCCAGTGGCATCATCAACAAGTCGGGCAAAATTGATGACATTGTTGAAACCTACACGTTTATTGAAACGTTCAACTATATTACGGGAGTTTTGTCTGAACAAATCAGACAAGCTTTGTCCCCAAAGCCCAAAGCATCAAAATCCCAAAAAGAAGATAAAGCGGGGGAGGTATCAACCCCCCCCGCGCCTACTGCTGATGAAGTCAAAGCTGCGGTAGCAATTCATAACTTTAAAGAAGCCCAACATGAAATTGAAAGCTTAAAACGTCAGGTTGAGGCGTTGAAAGCGAAAAATTTCAACCTCAAAACCCGAGTTAACAGACTGCGCGCACTTGCCACCGGGTATAAAGTCAAGTCCCAAGCGGTGGCCGACAAGCCCACACGCGCGGCAAAATCGCGCGTCAAAACCGCATAACCCGCTTGCCCCCACGATGGGGGCTTTCCAAAAAAGTGTATTATAATAGTGCACTTTTTTGGAAATGGTTAAAGCTAATCGGGCATGCTGATCGGAGCATGCACCGATTGCATAGGGTTTACTCTATGTTACCGGCTTTTGTTGGACATCGGCTTTGCTTGTTGGCTTTGCTTTTGTTGGACATCGGCAAACAGCGGGTTGTGCTTTGCACAATCGACAAGGTGATGTAAATCACTTTTGAGTGCTTTTGAAGCATATCGGCTTTGCTTGTTGGCTTTGCTTTGTTGTTTCATCGGCTTAATATCTCAAAGGGTTTTAATCAACTTATAGGGCAATTCACTGCATCCTTGTCGGGGTGCAGGCGCGGTAAATACGCTTGGAATCGAAGCCTAGGAGTCAAGTTACGCGGTGAATGTAGTCGCGGTGACACTGACAAATAACGGTTTATGTGCCACTGTTTTACAGTGGCATTTTTTATGCAAACTTGTTGCGAGTTTGCATAAAATTTATGGAGACAGACATGATACAAATGTTTCATGGACTGATGGCATACACAGACCGGCGTGCTATCAGTCCTATCAACTTGGCTTGCAAAGCCAAGGGTACTATCGGTGCAGAAATCTGCACCGCTGATAAACCAATCGGCGCGATTGGTTTATCAGTGAGCGGTACGCTGACTGCTCTGTTTGAGCGGGACATTCGCTCTAAAGTCAGAGGCGGCCGGCGTGTAGTGGTTGACCACTACGACAGTCACCCAGTCACAGGTGCCCCTTGGATTGGGCGATTTGTGACGGGGTGCAACGATATCCACAAATGGATTTCAAACCCCACACAATCGCAGGTGGAGGGGTTCTGCAAGGACTCGCAGTATGAGTACTGTGAGGGATGGATGATTCCAACCCACATTGACTATGTGTGGGTAGGGAAGAATGCCAGTGATGAAAATTACTGGCATGCTAGGTCACTCAGTTTAAAGCTGAGGGTTCCATTGGTGGAGGTGGATGCCTCTACCCGTTTGTGGAACGTTGACGTTTCACAAACCTACACTGACCCTTGGACTAATCGTCCAATGGGTCACCTAGGCCAGTTATTGGCTGCATGATAAAAACCGCCTTATAAGGCGGTTTTTTTTGGGCAAACCGCTTTCATAAGCGGTTTTTTTTTGGGTAAACCGCTTTCATAGGCGGTTTTTTTTTTGGTAAACCGCTTTCATAGGCGGTTTTTTGGGTAAACCGCTTTCATAAGCGGTTTTTTTTTGGTAAACCGCTTTCATAGGCGGTTTTTCATGCGATTTTGCATGGTTTTGAAGGAGTTACCATGAAAGTGATGTCTAAACCGGGCTATACCGCCCTGAAGGTAAGGGCACGGAAAAACCGTGCCACCACCAAAGCCGCACGGCATGCCGTGCGGTTTGCAAGCCGTTTGGCGGCTTTGAGGGAGCTGTAGAGCACAGCAAAAGGC